GGCAGTCGGCTGGGCCGAACTGGAGGGAACCACCGTGTATTGGCATGCAACGGGCACCGGCGAGGTACCCAACCATGATGTGCAGCGTGATGTGCGCGACGCCGTAGCCTTGTCGGCCCGTGTAATGGTTCGGGCTTCCCTTCCAGATGATCCCGTCCATCAGTCGCCTTCCTTGCTGCTGCGGAAGAGAGCGAGGATTGGGCTGTCATGCAGTTCCGGATTGATTTCCGACAGATTCTCAATGACACTCGCCACTTCTGTCAGAACGATGTAAACGCATGTCGGAATGATGATCGGCACGGAGAAGCCCATGTCAAGGACGCGCTGACCATGTTCCAGGATCTCGGCCAAGGCCACGATCATGACGAAAGAGACCTTGTGCCAGAGCCCATCCCTCATTTTCCCGCTGCTGACGTCGTGGTTCTTCACGGCCTTGGCGAAGCCGGTGAGGAAGTCCATGACGATCATGATGCCGACGATGCAGAGCGCCGCGATTTCTGTATCCAATTCCTTGCTCCTAACGTTCGATGCGCCATGCGAGAATGGCGCTGGTCCATGTGTTCTTCTTATAGGCAACCGAGCCTCTGAAGGCACGGAAGTAAATCTCACCCTCATTGATGGTGAAACCGGTCATCGGAGATGTGGTAGAAAGATTGTCCACACCGAGAACGTTGATGTCGATGCCTGCACCGGGTCGGAGACCGGCGGGGATTTTGCAGATTCCAGTCATCTCCCATGCCGCCATGTTCCAGTCGCCGCCAGTGCGGATGACTTTGATTGGGCAGACGATGAGGTTGCCGGCGCGTCTGGGATAAGCGGCGATGCTGAAGTCCGGGTGTCTGAATGTCAGGTCAGGCACTGCCATGTCGGTCACTGTCACGAGCTTGACCCATGCCGAGCCGGTCCAGACATACGCGCCGTTGTTCGCGGCGGTGGCGTCGGCGGTGACATAGCCGGTCTGACCGGTGACGCCTGTGGTATTGGCGAGCGTGTTGAGAGTGGTGGCGATGACGGGTTTGACGCCTTTGGGAGTGCTGCGTCTGTCCACTTGGTCAAGCGCCTGCTCGAACGTGTCGGCCATGGACTTGAACGAGTCCGGCGCGGTTGATACGAGGTCGGAGCCTTCGGGATATGAGAGCCCGTAGATGGGTGTCGTCGCTGTCATTGTGTTCCTTCCTTTCCATCGATGGTTGAAGCGTCTATGATCTGGATCATCGAAAGGTCGCAGATGTGCAGGTCGAGCTGCTGCCAGCTGAGGGTGGATGGCAGGTCGGCCCATGTGATGCGGTTCGTCAATAGCGGTCGAAGCACGGTGAGCGTCGCGGCCTGGGTGAGTATTGGCCTGCCCGCGCGCCACCGGTATGAGAGCGTCCCGCCGATGGTCGTGATTGGGCCGGTGAAGGCCGGTCGGCCGTCTGAGCCGGTCAGGGCCGACGCCTTGGCCTTGACGATGATGAACGGGCCGGATGGGCTTGCCTTGTACAGCCATGGCCGTCGTGCCGGGTCGATTCGCGTGCTGTTGAACGTCACTGTCTCCGGCACCATGCGCAGGTCGTGCGATTCGAGCCATTGCGCGATGTTGGCGCGGTCCGTGTCACTGACGTTCGAGGTGCCGCCGCTGTTCCATACGCCGCCCGAGTCGTCCACGGCGAGCATGTCGGAATCGATGGTGAGGCTCTTCTGCATGGCGGTCAATTGGGGTGGCAGACGGTTCTGGGCTCCCATCGTGATCTCCACGTCGTCGAAAGAGAGCTTGCCGTTGTCCGATTTGACGCGTTTCGCGTTGATGACGACCTGTGTCAAAGGTTCGGTGATGCTCAGATCCGTCGATGCTTCGATGTCGGCCGCTGAGAGTGCGTGTCGTGTCTCTCCGTCGGTGAGGACGTTGAGTCGGCCATCGTTTGACAGGTGCACGGCGATCGGGTCGGCGAGGAACAGCGGTCTGATGGTCGATGCCGCGCCGTCGTAGACCTCATGCCATTGCGGGAGTCGTGGCCCGGCGGTGAGCCGGTGCAGCAGATCGAGCTGCGATGGATGGTCGGATGGCGTGCATGGTGCGACGCTTGACGGCAGGGCGAGCCCGTCCAGTTGGGCTTCCGGCGCTCCCTGCTCCGAGGCCCTGCGGTTCATCTCCTTGAGGCGTGCGGATGGCGTGCCTATCCAGTGCGCGCCGTCCCATTTCGCGGCCGTGTCTGTCGGTCCTTGGGATTGCAGGCGCTTCCACACGGACATCCTCGATGTGGCGGAGAGTTTGAGCAGCCACCCGCCGCCGGTGGCCGGTTCGATGCTGCCGCCGGTGGAGACGGTGCCGGCGAACATTGTTTCGGCGGGCGAGTCGGTGGATTCCGGCGAGTCGGGGGAGTAGGCGCGGTGCAGCGAGCCGATCGGGATACGCAGATCTTCCCAGCCGCCCATCGACGGCTGAAGATCTTGCCATCTGGGTTGATCGGAGAACTGCACGATCACCTTCATGCCGGCCAATGTCAATGCCTGGCCGGCGAGTCTTCCGGTGCGGTCGCGGAGGGTGAATGACATCACGGCAGGTTCGGGCTGTTCGTCGATGCTGTCGCTTCCCCAGTCGATGGTGAACGAGTCGAGGGCTGCGATGTCCTTGGCTGAGTCGTTGACGGGTGTCCAGCCGTTGCCGGTGTCGATGAACATGAAGCACTGCTGCATCATGACCTCCTTGCGTCGTAGTCGGCCAGGAGCCGTTTGATGGCCTTGGCGGTGCCGTCCTTGTCGATGACCTCGCCGTTGATCTCCACGTTCCAGGTGTTGACCACGGCTGTCGTGGCCGTGTTGCCTTGTGCGGAGAGGTTGAGGGGCATGGCCGCGAGTCTGCGGTTGGCGCGGCTGATAGCGGTTTCAACACTGTTGTCGAACCCGGTGTTGAGGCCCTGGGCGAAACCGGTCATGATGGCCTGGCCGGCGGGGATGAGCAACCTCCGGTCGTAGCTGATCGGGCCCTTGTGGGCCTTGATCCAGTCGCCGATGCCGCTGATCCAGCCGGTCACGTTGCTCCACATCGATTTGAGGCCTCTGAGGAATCCGCTGATGATGCTTGCGCCGGCGTTGTAGAGCAGTGTGCCGGCTCCGGAGAAGAAGCCGCCGATTGTGCCCGGGATGCCACGGAACCATGAGACGACGCCGTTCCAAGTGTTTTTCGCGCTGTTCGCGGCGTTGTTGAAGGCCCCGCCGATGGAGCTGCCGAGGCCGCTGAACCATCCGAGGATGCCCGAGACGCATCCGGCGATGAAATTGGTGAAGCTCGACCAGATGGCCCGCCCGGTGTTGGTGCAGGCGAAAAAGTAGGTGAGTCCGGCCACGAGCGCGGCGATGAGCGTGATGACCAGCATGATCGGGTTCGCGGCCATGACCGCGTTGAGCAGCGCCTGCGCGGCCGCGGCCAGCTGCATGGCCGTGGTAACGGCGGTGACGACTGCGACGGCTCCGCCGATCGCGGCCACGAGAGGAGTCACAAGATCCAGATTCTGACTGATCCAGTTTCCGGCGGTCTTCAGCCAGCCGCCGACCGTCTGCGCTGCCGAGGCGACGGCGTTGAGCACGTTGCCGAACGAGGTTCCGGCCGGCTGTCCTCCGGTCATCGCGTTCACGACGGCCATGATGCCGGTCCACAATGATTGCAGGCCGCCGCCGGCCGACTGCGCGGCCGTCTGCAATGCGGCGAACGCTCCGGTGTCCTTGACCTGTGCGAAGAACGTCTGCAATCCCTGCGTGCCGGTCTGCGCGAGGTTTGTGACTGCCGTCGCGGCCGCGTTGATGCCGCCTGTGACGGCCGGTTTGAACTGGTTGAAGGCGTCGGTCAGGCCGCCGGTCACGGCGGCTTCGAGGTTGCCCATGGCTCCCTCGATGGTGCTGGTCGATGTCGCGGCCTGTTTCGCCACGTCGGTCATGCCGAGGTCCATGAGCGCCTGGTTGAACTCGTCGGCGGTGATCTGGCCGTCCGCCATGGCGTCGCGGAAGTTGCCCGTGTACGCGCCGTTCTTGAGCATCGCTTCCTGGAGTTTGCCGGATGCGCCAGGGATGGCGTCGGCCAACTGGTTCCAGTTCTCCGTCGTAAGCTTGCCCGCTCCGGCCGTCTGGGTGAGCACCATGGCCACGGAGCCGAAGGTGTCTGCGTTGCCGCCGGCCACGGCGTTCAGGTTGCCGGCGGCCTCTGTAAGGCCGGTGTAGTCCTTGATGCCGTTCGCGGCGAGCTGCGCCGTGGTGTTCTGGATGGTGGACAGGTCATACACTGTGCGGTCCGCGTAGTCGCGCGCCGCCTTGCTTGCCTTTTCGACGTTGGCGGTGTCGATGCCGGCGAAGCTCATGGTGTTCATGAACTTGTCGGTGCTGTCCGACATGTTCACCACGTCGCCGGCGAAGCCCTTGATGGTGTCCCACAGCGCGGTCACGCCCTTGACGGCCAATCCGCCGATGGCGCTGCCGAAAGCGGCCGCCTTCGTGGTGGTCTTCTCGAACGCCTTGACGGCATCATCGGCGTTGCCGGTGATGCGCACGCTCATGATCGCGCTGTGCGCCATGGTTCACTCCTTCCGTGTTTCTTCCGCTTCCTTGAGCAGTTCGGCCAGTCCGGTGCCCCAATCCAATTCGTCGGCCTCGTTCCTCCACTGCCATGGCGTGCCGCCGAACCGGCTTGCCAGGAGGAACGAGAGACGGCCGAGCGAGGCTTGGGGCCACGCGGCTAGTCCGTAGGGTTTCCCTCTTCCGGCTCCTCCTTCGCTGCCGCAAGGTCGAAGGACGCTACGGTGTCCAGCCAATGCTCGAAATCAGGCATGCTGCGGCCGGCCATGCGTAGGGCCGCGTAGGCCGCGTACGCGCCGGAACGAACGGGTGACTGGGTGATGGGCCCCCAGCCCGCGTCGATGGCGTGCGCCTCGGCCTTGCATGTCGCGCGCATCGTGATCGGCACGAGTTCGCTGGTCCCGTCCGTGTAGGTGATTCTCGTGGTTGCCATTATTTTCCTTTCACTTGTTTCAATGTCTTGTCGATGAAGTCCTTGTAGACCTTTTGCCATTGGCCCTCGGTGGAAGCGACGCCGTTGTTGACGAAGAGCCGAGGTTTTATGCGGTGTGCCGGCCACCCGTAGTTGATTGGTCCTGCGTATGGCACGGCCTTGCGGCCGGCGCGGATGACGCCGGCGCGTTTCGTCGCTCCGACACTCAGGCTGCCGGCCAGCCGGCCGGTCTTGCCTCGTGGAGCGAGGTTGCGGACGGCGGGCAGTGCGATCTGCGCGGCCTCGCGGTTCACTTCCTTCAGGTCGTCTATGTCCGCGCCGGCCTTGCGCATCGTCTGCACGAAGCGTTTCTGGCCGACGACCATCAATGCCTTGTCGGCCATCACTTACCCGAGTAGGCCGTGTGGGCGACGTTCGTGACGGCGAAGCTCAGATCGTTCGTGTTCTTCGATTTGACGTCGCCGCCGATGGCGATTGGCGCGATGGTGACGTTGAAGGTCCACTGGATATTGCCTTTCGTGTTCGGCACGAACTGGGCCGGCAGCGTCTCGCCCTTGTGGTCGAAGAGCCAGACGGCCAGACCGTCCTCGCTGAAGTCGTCGCCCACGGTGCCCTCGAACGTCCATGTGGTCGTGGTGTTCGTTTCCTCTGATCCGTCGAGGTAGGTGGTCGGGTCGTCGCTGCTGTTCGACGGGTTCAGCTGCGCCTTGGTCAGGTCGGCGCTGAAGTCCCTGCCGTTTGCGGTGTCGGTGATCTTGAAGATGCCCGGTCCGAGCGTGCGGATCTTTCCAGTCATGATTGTTTTCCTTTCCTTGTCTTATTCGTCGGTTTCCAGGGCGTTCAACGTGACCTGGTAGGCCGCTAGCGTGCCGGCTCCTGCGAGGTTCCAGGTTGCGGGCGTGGCCTTTTGGATGTTCAGGCCACGTTCGGCGAGTCTGTCGAGCGCTGTGAGGATGTCATCGACTGCGGATGGCTGCGTGGCCGGCGTGCCGGCGATGACGTCCAACGTCCAGACCGGTTCCGGCGGGCCCCATGACGGCCATTCCACGGCCGGCGGTTCGATGAACACGGCCACCTTGCCGGCGGCCGGGCGCACCAGCTGGGCGTCGATGCTGATACTGCTCACGAGCCCGTCGAGCATGTCGGCGAGCGTGTCCATGAGGGCGGCGCGTTGTTCCTGGATGTTCATGCGATCACCAGCCCGCCCGTGGGCACGCCGACCGCGTTCAGTTTCGGCCAGACCGATCTGAGAGGGTCGGTGCTGATGCGGTATGGTTCCACCGTGCCGTCGCCCACGTCCATCACGCCCAATCGGGCGTCACGACTGTTGTACAGGTCGGCGGCGCATGACGTGATGCAGTCGGCGCGCACGGTGTCATCCACCGTGTGCCCGTCTATCGCGCTGTCCACGTAGCTGATGGCGCTGGTGATGGCGCGTTGCACTCGGTCGGCGTCGCCGGCCGGGACTCCGATTTCGTCACGCACCGACGCTTCGTATTTTTTCCAGTCCATCAAGGCTGTGACTCCTTTCATGATGGTTGCTATGGATGGTGCAGAGTGCGAGGGAGGTTAGTCGATTTTGTACAGGCGGGGCGTGATCAACGCGTCCATGTCGCCTATGGTGTTGACGAAGATGTTCGTGTCGAACGTGCCGGCCGGCAGGGGTTTAGGCCAGTAATTTTTGGGGCCGAACATGATGGATTCGCCCCCGTCGTCCGGTTTGAGCATGGCTTGGATGCCGAAGTTCCAACTGTTAGGGCCATCGGGGAAGTCCGAAGCCTCTATCGTGTACGTTCCCGCGTCCAGATGCACCGAACTCTGCAAGTCCGCCCATGAGCCAACTGTTGTATTGGTGGAGCCTTTAAACCGGTACGTGCCCGGTGTCGTTTCCGTGACCGTAATCCCCGGGTTGGCACCCAACGTTTTAGGCAGGCCTGTGACACGCGGATACAGGTTCGCTAGTTCATAGCCCCCCCCCCTAAGGCTCGTGTTGTCGGGTCGCATCCAATCGTGCGCGGTAGTACCGGATTCCAACTGGATTCGGAGGTCGCCGTCCTTCGCGGTGGGCGTGGCCTCGGTGGAGATGACGTTGAGGAACAGGCTGACGGTGCCGGCAGGGATTGCCATGACACTGTTACCCAAGTTCATTTGGTCTCCCAGTTGCTGCCCCTTGGCGTCGAGGCACTTGATGTTGAAGCTCAAACCGGCGATACTAGTGCCGCTGAGTTTCACGGTGCCATGTACCGGGCATGGGAACGTCCACGACAGGCCACGCCATTGACCGGTGGCGGTGCCGGTGACATGCAATGACCCGTCACTGTTAACGGTGGCGGTCAAACCGCTGCCCGACGCGGGGCCATAAGACAACAGGTTACGGGAGAGCACTGTGACGGGCACGACGGTTTTTACCGCTGGATTGACGGTGCTGGATATCGTCACGTCGGTTTTTCCCGGTTGTTTCCCGGTGATGGTGATGGTGGTCATTGGATCACCTCGATGTCGATAAGGTCGGTGCCGGCAGTGGTGGCGGTCACGGTCTGTGGCGCTGTGTCTGGTGTGATTGTGGCTTTGATCTCGGCATTATCGCCCGCGGTGAGGGTTACACTAGTCGGCGTAGTGCTGAGTCCCGTGGGCGTCACCCTTTTGGGAACTTCACCGGAATGAGGCCGTCAACGTTGGTGGCCGCAACCGCCATGTAGCCGTAGACGCTGTAGTTCTCGGTGAGCTTGGTGGGGTCTCCGTCGCTGAGCTGGGTCGGGCCGCCGCTTTCCCATACCGTCACCGATTCGGGGTCGATGAAGCACGCCGTGCCGTTCGGGGCCTTCGGCAGCATTTGCACCGGCAGCCGAAGGAACTTGCCGGCGATGCCGGTCAGGTCGAAGTTGCCGATGGTGTCCGAGCCGTCGCCGGACAGGTCGAAGAATCGGGAACCGCTGTCTTTCAAGGCGATAAGCGAGGCCATAACGTCTTTGCTGACGCCAAGACGGGTGAGGTTCACGTTACGGTCGTCGGCCAGTTCGGCGGCGTTCATAATCAGCGTGGCCCACTGGTCGATGGTCATGGCCGCAAGCGTGGCGGGCGCGTCAATCTTGTTGGCGTTCTGTGTCGCGTCGCGCTGAGAGGCGATGGTGTCGTACAGGTAGTTGCGGACGGCGGTTTCGGTCGCCTTCGCGTAGGCGTTGCGCAATGCGGCCAGTGCCGTGTTGAGCATAGGCGTGGTGGAACGCTCGATTACCTGACGGCTCAGGGTGGTGTAGCCGCCGTAGGTGTCGATTGACACGCTCTTGGTGCCGAACGTGACCTTGCCGAACTGCAAGGCGTTGCCCTCTGTGGCCTGTTTCGCAACGGCCGTGGTGTCGGTGCTGACCACGTTGTATTCCATGGTCATACCCTTGGCGGGCAACGTGTCGTGAGTGAGGATGTTGATGACTTTGCGGCGCATTTCGATAAGGCGCAAGTCGTCGGCAATCCAAGTGCTGGTGTTGCCGGTGTTGCCGGTGGCGATAAGGTCGCGGCATTCGTGCATGAGCTGCACGGCGGCTTCGTCGCCGCGATAGAGCGCCTGAAGGTAATCGCCAGCGGTGCGGTACTCGCCGCCCACTGTCTTGTGTTCCGGCGCGCTGCCCTTGGCGATAGCCGCCTTCATGCTGCGCTGCTCGTCCCTGATGCCGTTAAGCATTTCCTCAAGTTCCTTGTCCACCTTTGGTTCCTCGCTTTCCCTATCGATTGTTGTTTGATTGTTGGTGGTCTGTTCCGCGCTGCGATGCCCGGTGATTTTCGCGGCCTCATAGGCGGGCCACGACACCACCGACGTTTCCAACAGGCGCACGCGCTTACGGTGGGTGATGCCCTGTTTGTCGGTTTCAGACTCGATGGGGATAAAGCCCACGCTCAGCGAGTCCAGAGCGCCGTCACGCAACAAGGCCACCACGTCACGGCCGCGCTGTGTGTCCGAAATGAGCGCCGTGATATGCAAGCCGTCTTCGCGTGGCTCGGCGGCGGTGATACGGCCGATAAGTTCGCCATGCTGGTAGCAGAGCTTGGCCGTGTCCACGTCATCGAAGACACAATCAGAGTCGAACGTTTCCGCGCCCGTCCATGTGTCGATGATGGAACCGAAGGGCACGGCCACGCCCTCAAGCGTGCGCCCGTCGCCTTCATCGCTGCTGCGAAGGCACACGCCACGCAAGCCGATATCGATTCTGTTCACTGTTCGTCTCCAATCTGCTGGGGTTCCGGTGCCGGAACCAACGGGGGATATGATTCACGAGCGCGCACCTCGTTAACGGTTATCCACTTGGAATCAAGGGCGGTCTTGTAGGCGCTGAAACGGTCGCTCATGTCGGCGCGGCGGCTGCTGTCCCAATCGAAGTGGGCTTCGCGGCCACGCGGCAACAGGACGTTGAAAAGCTCCTCGATTTCGCCGGTGTAGGCCGAAAGCGTGTAGTCCGAAAACTCGATCCAGCTTTGCTCGATGTTGCTGTAGGTGAGGTTCGAGCCGTCAACGGCGGCAAGCATGATGCTTGCCGGAATGCCGAGCAAGCGGGCAATCTGCGTGGTGTCGAACTTCTGCGTCTCCAAAAACTGCAAGTCGGCGGGCTTCATGTCCAACGGAACATAGGTGAGGTTGTTACCCAACACCTTCACGTCGGCGGCGGTGCCCTGTGCCTTCCAATCGTTTTTGGCCTGTTTCGCGTACTCGGGTGTCACCTTCTGCTCGGTCTTCAAATAGCCCTTCAGGTTGGAAGAGTCCGTGTAGAAGCGCGCCTTGTAGTCGCGGGCCATTTTCGCGCCCTCAACCTCTTCGCGGGCGGCGCTGATTGGGCCAAGGCCACGCAAACGGCCCGGCACGTTCAAAAACTTGCAATGGACGATATCCGTGGGGCCGTAATCCTTGCCCAAGTAGCTGTATCGCAGTTTCGGGGCGGCGGGGTCGCTTCCATCGTCGGAAACGACAACCAGAGACGGCGGCAGCACCTCACACGACACGATTTCACCGCCGAAACGCACCAACCGCACGAAGGCGTTGCCGTCCAACGCCATGCTTGCCACCATGTCCGCCAGAAAGTCACGACGGGAACGGTTCACGTCCGGCTGGGCCACGAGACTGCTGATAGAGTCCAGTTTGAGACCGGCGCGCGTCTCGTAAATCGGCAAGCCGGTTATAGCTGTCTGCAAAACCTGAATGCCGCGAAACACGGTGCTGAGCGCCAACGGGTCATAGGCGGCTGCGCGGCTTGGCGGCATGATGCCAGCGGGCACGTCGGCCAACGCCTCGTTGCCGCGCTTCATCACGCCACCGGCCAGCTTCAAACGCTGCCACAAGCTCAAACGTCCATTCATGCCGCCCAGTATGCGAGAGCGGCGCGCCACGGGTCTAGCAGCGTGCCGCCAAGTACCGCCAAGTACCGCCAAGTACCGCCAACAGCAACTAGGTGGTTGTTGTCAGAAGATTTGCAAGGGGCCGTCTTCCTCTGGCATGTGCGCGGCTCCCCACGCGGCCAACATGCACGATTCGAGCGGGCTGGGGAGACCGGTCGAGCCGCGTCGGGTCACGCGCCAAGCGTCACCGGCCCATGTGCGCGCGCTGTTGGCCGCGCTTGCGTCCAAGTCCGTGTCGGCGGCGTGAAGCACGGTGCCGTTGCTCAAACCGCTCACATAGGACTGGCCCACCGTGAGATAGTCGGTGGCGGTCAAATCGCAGAATCGCACGGTTTCTTCGTCGCCCATGTGCCTCAACCGGTCGGCAAGGTCGGCGCTGGTGCCGCGTGTGTCAATCACCAACGGCGCGGCGTATGTGTCGCACAACCGTTTGATTTCCGCTGGCGCGTGGCCGGTGCCGTCCATGATTTTGAGCAGTTGCGTGGTCACGATGCCGTCATCGTTCACGATGCCCGCCGAAATGCTGGTGTGGGTCGCGTCCACGTCCACGGCGACACCGAACACCACCGGTCGCGCGCCCAGTTCGCTCGGGCTGATAGGCGGCACCGTGGTTGTGGCCCAAAGGTCGGCGTCAATCACCCTGTCGGTCACGCCTTCGTCCCTCCGGTTGCCGAATGCGCGCGCCCAGCCGCTCGGATTGTTCCGCCATTGTTCGCGGAAGTCCGGCAGTTGGTCACGTCGCCAGAGCAGACCGGCGGCGGGGTGGTAGCGCATAATCATGTCAAGGTTCTCGGGGTCAGCGTCGGGCGGCAACCCGAAGTCAAACCAACAGGTACGCCGCGACTGGTCGCCCGCTCGGCATTCGTCAAGTTTCCGGTTGAAAAACGTGCTGTCCGCCGTGCCCTCGGTCGAGGTTATCCACAGCTGTGGCTGCACGCCGGTGGCTTGCAATCGTGTCGCCATGGTCGGCACGAAGCCGTCAAGAATCATGTTGCCGGTTTCCTCGCTTAGGCTAAACGCCTCGTCCAAGGTCACTTTGTCGCCCTGTACGCCGTGGCCTGATACCTTCGTCACCGATTTAGGCATGATGATGGAACCGTTACGGAACGGCTGGGCCTCGCTGCCGCGTCCCATGTACGGCCTACCGGTGATGGGGGCGAGCGGTGAGGCTTGCAAAGTCTTCAGGAATTTCTTGAAGTGGTCGCCAGCGTCCTTGCCGGTCTGAGCGAGATAGTAAACATACCGGTTCGGCCCCCACTGCGTGTTCCGCGTGTCCCAAGCGTCCACCAGCGTTGACTTGCCGCACTGGCGCGGCGTGCTGAGAATCACCGTGTCGTAGAAGTAGGTTCCGGTGTCGGGGTCGATTTCGCCGGCCACGTCGGCCACGAGCCGTTGCCACGGCAGCAAGGGCGTGCCCAGCAGTTCGGCAAAGCGGGCCACTATAGCGCCGTCAGTCCGGCGTTCCAAGTTCCGCGCGGTGCCGCCGCGCATTGGCACGGTCACGCCTTCGCCTCGGTCAGCAGCGCGGCCAGATTCTCGTCAAGCTCGGGGGCCTCGGGGTACAGTTCGCGCAAATGATCGAAAGCGTTGTTATAGCTGTCCGCAAGCGTCGAAATGTTCTTGCCCAACGCCAGATAGCTATCGATGTTGTGCGCTATCGCGGTCATCAGCGCCGCGTAGGTGTCAGCGGCCTCGGTGACGGTCTTTCCATCGAAGAACGTCTTGAGGTTGGCGCGTGTGCGCGTCTCCATGAAGCCCTGACGATTGCCGATTTCCGAGAATCCCTCAAAGGTTCCCTGAATTGCCATTGTTCGCCTCTTTTCGTTGCAATTCCGCCGTTTTCAGGCTTTTTTTATTTTTGGTTGGGGGTGAAAAAAACTTGGCGCGGGGTGATTTCCAAGGCCGTCCGTTTAAAAAACGAGCCTCACCACTCGGGCCGTGAAGCAACAGACGTTGAACCCGAACGAAGGCCAAGGGCAACGAGCTTCGCACGCCGCGCGGCCTGTCTCACGTCCACGAGCTGCTGCGAGAGATGCAGCGAATACCATTGCCGCGCCGTCTGCCTAGCGCCCTCGTTGCGCTGCTGCGTCTCCAACCGGTCGAACACCACTGCAGCGCCGGGATCAACAACGTGAATGTCATAGTCGAGCGCCAACCATTCCTCAAGCAATCGAGGGTGAGCGTGGCTGGCCGGTATCGATTTGATAAGCCACACGTCAACAGGCGCGTTCATGCGCACCAGCTTGTTGTACGCGCCTTGCCATGCGCCTTGGCCCGCCTGAATCAACGGGGCCGTGGGCTTGGCCTTCACGTCACCGCCAAGGGTAAGCGCCGAAGCCAACTGGTCGAAGTCCAGCACCAGCGCGTCACTCGCCGCGTGTTGCGCCACATAGGAACTCTTACCGGCGCACGGCGGGCCGATAACCGCGTGGATAGTCGCGCCGTAACCGGATAGCACACGGTTGCTTCGGCTGATGTTGCACGCCTTGCACGCGCGCCGTATGTTCGCCACCGTGCCACGGCCACCGGCCTTGAACGGTATGATATGGTCGTCTTCCTCGCCGTGGTGCGTGCATACCGGCAATTCCAGCCAACAGTCATTGCCCCATGTCTCTATGACCTCTTCGCGCACGCGGCGCGGTATCGTTCCACGCTGGCGCTTCGATCCCCTTGTCGCCATTGTCACGTCTTGCCCTTCTGCTCCATCACCCACCGGTCAAGGTCGGCAACCTCGTACAGGCACGGCGAATTGATAGCGTCACCGGCCTTGAACCAGACGGGGCCGGTGTTGTCCGCCCTCATGCGCTCCATCTGCCGTTGCGACTTATGCAAGTACCGTGCGGCCTGCGCCGTGGTCAGTTTCGCCCTTGGATTCATCACGCCACTCCCGCATAAGCCTTCAACGATCTAATCAGGTCGGCGCGGTCGAACACCTGACG